GCTCTTGAGCATATCCTGCAAGGTCAAGAACATCTTGTTCAATGTGGCTGTCAGAAACCATCCAGAACCAAGTGCTGTTCTGAAGAGCAACACGTGAAAGATCTTCTAGGATGTTGTCAACATTAGTGTGTGAGATTGTAGCATTGTTTCCAACACCAACTTCTACATAACTACCTGCAACAGGAGTTAACACTAATTGGCTGTTTGATCCAGCTGTAGCGGTAATACGAGCACCCCAGACTGCATCACCTGCAATCAGAGCAGTTAGACCAGCTGCAATTTCAGCAGCGGTTGCTGAAGCATCAGAGGTGTAGCTGAAGGTCTTGTTTACAGGACCACGTTTCAGTGATACAGTGTACAGAGTGTTGCTTGCTGGAGTGAAGGATACGTTAAACGCAGAAACTTCTCTCTTACCAACAATAACTTGCCCTGGTTTACCGACACCCTGGAACATCAGGCTTGCCATTTTATATGCAGAACTGTTTGTGGTAAAACCCGCTTGTAGCATTGCATCTGGAGATGTGAAAACATCAACAGTGTTGCCAGTAGCATTGTGAGATGCTAAGATAAGCGGGATATCGAAACGAGCAGTCTCAATAACTGCTGTTCCATAGGCCAGTGTGACCTCAATAACTTTATCAATTAAAGTTGCCATGTCTTATATGGTCTCCTTTAGGCATGTCATGTTGTTTTTAATTCAACGTTAAATGTTTGAGAAACTGCGGTTCTGAGGCCACGTTTTAATTTCTCTTGGACTTCCGGTGATCCTTCAAAGGGACCATTATAGAAATTGTAAATCTTATCAAAACCAATATCAGCTTCTACGGTCTCATCACTTCCGGCTGGAAGGTTAGTGAAGATAGAACCTGTGATTGTTTCAATAGGAGTTGTTTTAACTATATCTAGTGAGCGGATTCTCACATTGAACACAGCTGTAACTCTTGCTCTCTTTTCTGTCTCTGCACCATCAAAAACTGTATTAGCTGGTGTAGCATTTCCAACAGAAAGAAATCCAATACCTTTAGAATAAAGTCTAAATAGTCTTTCTTCTTTATAGCCACGAAGAGCTTGTATTAGGTAGGCCAGTGCAGCCATAGGTCTGCCGGAACGGGCAAAGAATTCAACTGTGATTCTTAAATCGAGGACAGCTTCAAATCTGTCGTCTGAAATTTTTGTGGTGTCAGACCACCCACCAGAATCTCGGTAATCAATAATACCGATCCCAATAGATGGTTCTATTTGAGCAGGCCAAGGTTGATCCATCAAGAATACATTCAAGCCAGTTACATCATTAACAAACAAACCCAGCTGCTCAAGAATAAAATCTTCAGCTTGGGCCATCTTATCATAAGAAAAATGATTACCCATAATTACCTCCTGTAATATTTTCCTCATCCCTTGAATTGTTTGTGTCTTCTCTTATTGCCACACAGTGGTGGTGTATTAAGAAGGATGTTCTGGTCCAATCCTTGAAGTTATAAACAGAGTACCATTCACCTTCAATTTCAATTTGGTCAGGAAGTTGATTAGTGTTTTGCTCTAATCCCCTGATTTCAGTTTCAGTCCAGAACTGATAAACTGCTCTTGCTCTGTAACCATCTGGTAAAGCTTGTAGTGTTCTACCATCAATAGGTTGTACACTTGTATATTTAATATCAAACAGTTCATATTCAACATGAGAACCTTGGTTTTGAAAAATAGTTCCTTCGCCTTTAACGTAAGTTCTATGTCTACCAAGGTATGTCAGTGGTTCAATTAAGGTCATTTGAGATAAAAGTGACATAGAGTCTCCTTACACTTTATTTTAGCACGGAGTAACTTATAAATCAAGATTTTTCATTGATCTTCCACTCAGCACTATTAAGGAGTTCATTTGTTTCCACAAGTATTGTGGAAGAACCTTTTTTAGCTACTGTTGATGGTGCCAGAGGTGTGAATCGTTGACTCATGATGCTACGTTGAATTGTTCTAACTCCCATTCTACCAACAGGAGTAAATGAAACCTTTGCAGATTTTCTTTTGAATAAGAAATCAACTGCTGCCTTTCTCATAATCCTTATATCACGATCATTTAAAAGGTACGCACTATAAAATACGAAAGGACGGGCAGGTATGTTTCGCTTGATACTGCCATACTCTTGTATGAGAGCCAAACTACCCATTGGTAAACCGGATGCTTTGTGAACCTTGTCATCGTAATATCCATATTCTACCTCAACTTGTTCTAGTCTAAATTCTCTTTCTTGTAATCTATCGTAGAAACTATCATCCAATTTTGAGACAACTCTTGCTGAAGACATTATCTACCTCTTCTGGACCAAGGGTTGAAGGGATCAAATGGGTTTACTGGTTTTCGGTTTCTATCAATACCAAAACAACCTAATCCATTAACAGAGTTCCTATCACTATTTACTCTATCAATTTCTCTCCTATCGACACCGCCGATAATAACAGTCTTACCAACTTTAGAAGGTTGGCCTGGGAGAGTTAAGTCTCCATTTAAATATCCGTTTAAGATATTCTGCCATCTACTGACGTATTCACCTGTAGATTCAACAGAGACTTGTACTTGCCCAACTTTTTCAGTTCTTTTATAACCTGACTTACTTGTTGGTGCATCTGGGTCTGTGTAGATAAGGTAGTATAAGCAATCTATAGTAGCATTATAAAGAACCACACCCTCTTGAATTGGATCTGGGTAAATCGCTAACCATTTATCTATATTAGCTGCAATGACAGCATCTGGTAATAGTACAGGTGAGGGGTTAAAACAATAGATACGAACTTTATCAATTTGCTCTTGAGTTGCCATTTAAGCTCCTTATTACGAAGCCAGAAGTGCTGCTAAAAGATCTTCTTTCTTCATTGCATTGCTTACGTCTAAACCTTTGTCTTTAGCCATCGCTAAAAGTTCAGCTTTAGTTTTTTCCTGTAGCCCTTCTTTTTCTTCAGGTTTTGCTCTTTCAAGATAACCTTCTTCGAATGTCAGAATGTAACCATTGTTAAATTCAAGGCAAGAGTTAGGAATAACACGAATACCATACACATCATGGATTTGCTGGCAAAGGTGGACAAAGGTAATACCACTGATGATACCACGACTTTTGCTAAACATTGCATAGTTTGGTACAGCTTTGGTAGGATCTGAATCAGCCCCTAAAAGATCAATGAAGTGAAGCAGCTGATTAAAATTTTCAAAATAACGCTGGTTTTGTTTTAGTTGATACATTATAATGTCTCCATAATAAAAAAAGGGAGATAGCCAAAAGACTATCTCCCTTATAAACTTGAGTTAAAAACTATTAGGCGTTAGCGCCTTCGATAGTAGATTTAACAACCAGTTCTGGACGAGTGTTCACTGCCAGCAGAGAGAACTCTGTTTCAATGTGTGCAGTACGGTGATCTTGCAGCATGTACATGTAGAACTCTTGTGCAGTTGTGTTTGCAGCTTCTACGCTGTCAGCAGGTGCATAGAACGCCTGGAACATGTTGGCAATACCGGTTGGCACAAAGTAAGCTTCATCAGCTGGAACTGTACCTGATTTATCTTCGATGTAAAGAACACCGTTGAAGTACCAAGAACGTGAATCGGCGTTACCACCAATACGATCACGAAGTGGGTTAGCACCAGCGATACCCTGGTAAGCAGCACGAGTCCAGTTGTTGCTGATCATTGACTGGAAGTAACGGCGTCCACAAATTGCAACAACGTCAGTAAAGTTAGTACCAGTACCTTTGTTGTCGATGATGTGTCCACGGATACGCTGTTCTACAACGTCGATTGGGTTGTCAGTTGTAGACGTGAAGTCGATTGGAACTTCAGTCTGAGTCTGGCCCCAAACTTGGTAGTAGTCATAATGCTCATCCAGGTTGGTAGCAGTGATACCAGCGTAGCTACGGCCCATTACGGCTTCAGTAAAGATACGCTCTTTGGTAGTTGCTTCAGCTTCACGGATCTGGCGAAGTTTGGTCTGAACAGCAGTCTGAACAGTCAGAGGTGCATC